CCTGCTCGATTACCCCACGCTGATCGTCCAAGTCGTGCATCCAGAGCAGCGGGGCCTTGTTGTTAAGGCGGGTCAGGTCGCATTCGCCAGCTTCGTGACCAAGGATCTCGATACCAAACCAGCGCTCAACACCTTCTGTTTCGCTGCTGAAAGACAGTTCAACGGTGCGCGCTTCCTTGTCGATGCTGACCACGGTTGCTTCGCGGTATAAGGCGCCACGGCTTTGAATCTCTTTCAGGCGCTGGGCCATGCGCTCTTGTGCTGTTTTCATGCTTCGGCCTTATCAGTTGATGGCGTTGGTGCAACTTTCGGTTGTGGCCTGCCCATGGAGAGCAATACCAGTTCTTTGGCGGTGGCTTCGTCGATCCCTTCCGATTTGTAGGCCTCGATCATCGCGGCGACATCGCGGGCCGACTCTTGCCAGACGGTTTGCGGGTCTTGACCCTGCTCGCGGATAATCTTGCCCGGGCTGGTCAGCATGTTGTTCTTTGCCTCGACGGCGGAGTTCACATCGGCGCGCGGGTCGATCCACTGCCAGCGTCGGGCTTGCCACTCCACCACCCGATACTGATCGATGCGCTCGGCGGGCAACGGCTTGCCTTTAACCTTGATCAAGCCAGCCAGCAGCACCCGGGGCAGCCATGCCTCGAACACCGGTTCGATCAGGCTTTCGATCAGCCACTCCTGCAGATCCTTCCAGTGCTCCCGCTCATCGAGGGTACCCTGCCGGATGCTGGAGAAGTTGACCCCTTCCAGATCGCTGGCAAGGTTGTTGTAAAGCACCCCGAAACCGGCGGCCATGCCGCGCAGGGCTTGCTTGTAGAAGGGGGCGTATTCACCTGTTGGATATTGCGGATTGCTCTCTTTGACGCGGGCACCGGACGGCAGCACTCTCCATTCGCCAGGCTCGCTGTCGATGGTTAGCTCGTCGCCTTCTTCAGATTCAGGGCCGGAATCCACATCCCACTCGATAAAACCCATCTGGTTGGCGCCGGTGCGGGCCTTGATGATGGCCGCCTCTTCCATGGCGCCGAGCTGGCGCATGCGGAACAGGGCGGTCGCCATCCACGGCAGGCCACGCTTCTGGCCCACCATGTCCTCGAGAAAGCCGTGAATAATCTCTTCCGCAGGGATCCGCACGTAGTGCTTGCCGCCCCAGTGGTAGTCGGCCTCTTTCTCATCGGTGCTGGTGAAGTAGTAGGCCAGCGGGCGGCCGTAGCGGTTGAACTCAATCCCTTGCCGGATGAAGGCGCCAGTGCGCGGCCGCTGGTCGTTCAGGTCTATTGGGCAACGTTGCGGATCCAACACTTGCAGGGCAAAGCCCCACGGGCCACCATCTGCGCCAAACACCAACCGCACCATGAACTCGCCATCTTTGGCTGCGCTGGTGATGCAGTTGTTCTGAATGGCGCGCCATGAGCGGCGACCGGTCACATCGCAGTTCTTGCGCTTGCCCCACTCCAGCCAGCTATCTTCGATCGCCTGGTTGGCGGCGTTATCGAGCTTGCCGCGCGCTGTCATGCTCTGGGCCTGCAGCATCACCCCTTTCGGGCCGACGATGTTTTGGCGGCACATCCGCAGGAACGAGCGGCCGTAATCGTTGTTGGCTGACTGCTCTCGGGAGCGGGCCACCAGCACAACCTGATTGCGATCAACAATTTCATCGGCGGTGAGCGGGGTGCCACCCCATGCGGTACCGAGTCGATCTTGCCTGGCGGCGGCAAACATGCGGGCGCCGGTGCGGTTGCGCATAAAGTGGCGCTTTGTCGGCGCTTCGGCGGCTTGTTGCTCCATCAGCCGCTGCTGCCATTTGAAAACCATGGTGGTCATCAGCGAAGCCTCACTCTGACGGTGTTGCCGAACGGGTTACGGCCGCAGGCGATGTCCTGCTCACGCTTGACCAGTCGAACGTAGTGGTCGCGCAGCTTGAGCAGGTCAGGAATGGAGGTGCGATAGAGTTCGCGGTTGTTGATGCGGTACCGCTCCTGATCCAGGGTGGCCCGCTGGGCGATCACCGCCTCGATGGCATCGAGGGCGATCTGGTTTGGTGTTCGACCATCAAATCCGTCGGCAGCGTTTACCAGATCTGGGGTGATGGTGACTTGTCCGCTCTCCACCTCGACCATGTCGCCGGTGGCAGCGTCTACCGCTCGCAGGGTGTACCAGTAATCACCGGCGGCCCAGTTGGCGGTCTCGCCGGATGGTTTGCGAAAGCGGTGTTGAGATCCCTCTGCGGCCGCCGTCATGCTGATCGATGATGGCCCGCGCAGATAAACAGAGATGCCCCATGCAGGGGCAGGGTATGCGGTCAATGTCAGCAACAGGTTAAACGTTAACCCGGCTCCGATTTTTGCAGGAAAATTGCAGCTCACCAGCTCCTCACCCATCCGCCTTTATTGCGCCCCGCGACGGATTTGGAGCGCTTGATCGTGGGTTTAGTCTGGGTTTGTGGGGGTTTCGCTTCCTCTTGGGGGATTTCCTTCCCCCCTTCCGGCTTGATGTGACCACCCTGCGGCGGCCGCTTGGAGGTGGGTTTCTTGGTGGCTACCGTATCATCAGGATTGGCGAGCCGCTCGGCCAGCCGCTTGAATGACGGGTTCATGATCTTGAGCGCGGCATAGGCATACACCCGGCAGTCAAGCGCCTCATTGCGGGCCCGATCAGGCTTGGTCCATGTCCTGACCGCTTGCCCCTTGACGTAGTGGGTGAGCAGCTTCTCGGCAGTGAGCTGGCGGTACCACTCAGCATCCCGATCGCTGGGGGTGTGGCAGTAGCCAGGGCCGCTGGTGCGGGTATCCGCGCCAACGGTGGCAGCCAGACGGCGCATGACCACCAGCTTCGCCTCATCCACCCCGACCAGGAACAGGTCAACCTTGCGCGCCTTCTTGCCTGATTGCTTGCGCTGTGGCTTCTCAACTATCGGACGGCCCCAGCCACCAACCCCCTTACCGGCGAACAGGCGCCGGCCTGTCTTGCCCTTGGCGTAGTCATAGGCCGCCTGGGTGTAGCTCTGTCCCTGCTTCTTTGTGCCGCCGGTGTCGAGCACCGCAGAGCTGATCGACATGACCGCCCCGCTTTCGTGCTGGTAGGTGCCGGCCAGCACATCATCCAGATCGTCCCAGACGTCCTGCTCCAGCGGATCCCCCCACAGCACGTAGTAGGCGACAGACCAGCTTTCCTCTGCCACACCCCACGCCACCACCTCGCACTCGAGGCGGTCCATTTGCATATCGATCCCGGCGGTGAGATACAGCCCCCCCATCGGAACATCTGCGCGGTACTCTTCTGATCGCAGTTGCAGGCTGGACGGGTCGGCTTTCTCGCCCTTCTCGGCATACACCTCTGCCAGCGACACGTTGACGAAGGATTGCATGTCAGCCACGGCCAGCTTGTCGAGGTAGGACTGGACGATATCGCGCAGGCGCCGGAAGGTAGACAGCATCTCAGGGGCATGGAAGGAGGCGTGGCCCCGGAACGGTTTCGCCGCCCGCCAGCCTCCTCCGTGCTTCTCAGCCTCACGGATCGCGGCGATGCGCTCGCCATCGCTCCATATCACTCCGCACCCTTCGCAGGCGTAGCCAGCGGTTTCCGGCAGGTGTTCCTTGCCGAGATCTTCCTCTGCATCATCGATATCAACCGAGGCGCGCCCCTGCCAGGTGACGTTTTCCCACTTCAATACCTGGGCGTGGCCACAGTGCGGACACGGTACATAGTAGCGGCGCTGATCCCCCTCTTCGTAGGCGATGGCGATCCGGCTTGAGCCTTCAATGGTCGGGGTGCTGGACTCGGTGCGTAGCGCTTCATCACCGAAGGAGGCCGCCCGCTGGGCCAGCAGTTCGCCAAAGTCACCCTCTGGCAACGGATCATAGCCGTCGATCTCGTCTTGGTGGATCACCGGCGCCGAGCGACCACGGGCGGTTTTAGGGGAACCTGACCAGCAGAACATCAGCCAGCCGCCGATGTAGGAGATCATTCTGCTGTTGTTGACCCCTTCCCTCCCCCGCTGCTTCGCCATCTTGTTGGAGATCTGCGGGTTGGCTTCCAGCATCGGGCGCAGCTTGGTCTCCTGAAAGGTCTGGATATCGCCTTGCGATGGCTGGGCGAAGATCTGCGACTTAGGCTCATGCTCGATATGAAATCCGGTTATGCACTGCTGGATGGTGGTCTTGCCAAGCTGAGCGGCCAGCTTGTAGGAGACGCGGCGGATCCCGGGCTCCTTGATGACATCGATCATCCCGCGCTGCGGCGGGGCATTATCAAACCGGATCGGGCCTGGCTTGGCATTGCCTACCGGGATGCGCACGTTGCGCTCTGCCCAGACACTCGGGAGGATGTCGGCGGGAGGGATGAGGTTGATCGTGGCTCGTCTGACAGCCTCAGCAACCGCGACCAGGTTGCTGAACTGGTGTTGCTTAGTCATCCGATCCCGGCTGGTCCTCGTCGTCATCGAGGGCCAGATCCTCTTCTGCTGCAGACTCAAGCGCCAGCACCAACTCGGCCCGCAGCTTGGACTTGAACTCGGTTTCATCGTTGCAACCGATCAGCTGCATCACGGCGCGGCCAGGCACCTGCATCACGTTCTGGCGGATCACCGCCATCAGCGCCGAGGTGGCGCGCTCGAATTCACGGACCGGGGCAACTTCCCCCTTTGCCTTCGCCAGCTCCAGCTCGGCCTTCTCGGCCTCCGCCGCCAACTTGCGCAGCTTGAGCTCTTCCTCTGATGCCTGCGCCGTGCCGCGACCTTCATCCCGGGCTTTGTCACGCAGCCACTTCATCACGTCGGCCGTATTGAAGGTGGCTGCCACCCCGCGGGATCCGCGCTGAGTGATCGGGCAGCCGTTGCGAGTCCAGCCGTCAACGGTCGGAGGACTCACACCCATGATCACACAGAGCTCTGACTTATTGACGTTCTGACCGGCATGCTTGGCTTTCATAACACACCCTTATCGAGGCGGGAGATATAATTAAAAATTCTTATCTGGCGGGCCACGCAGATATCAAATACCGCGGAGTCTATGCCCCCGCAGGGGAGCCCCCCGGAGGAAGGACCCAGCCGAAAATCAGGGGCGAGGTCATGGATTCACACGCCCCGCGAGCAGGGAGTCGTAGGCTCGCTCGCAGGCTAATCCTGCGGCTCTTGAGCGGTCATAAGCTGCTGCCAGCTCCCCCGCTCTCGCGTCAGCCCTGCCGAGCACGTCGGCGAGCACCACGCCGGGCTCGGTTGCTGGCGTGCCTGGCTGGGTAGTTGAGGGATTGCCGGGGCACTTACCTGCTCTGGCCGCCAATCGCTTGGCTTGCTCGAGCACCCCAGCAGCAGCATCACTGGCAGCAAGAGCATCACGCTCGGCCAGGGCAATCTGTTTTTCTGCATCTTCTCGCACCTTGTTGATTGAGGATTGCCGGCGCTGCTCTTCCTCGCGCACCAGCTCCAGGGCTTTGGTCTTAGCCTCGGTCAGCTCCATGGCCTGCTTGTCCCACTTGCCCTGCCACTCGGTAGTGGTGACGCTGACGCCATGGCTATAGGCCCACCACAGGCAGGCCAGTAAGCCAGCGAGCGCCAGCAGGTAGGGACGGATTCGGCGGGAAAGGGCATACATCATGCTGCTGCCACTCCCTTCTGAATGGCATCCGCGCCGCCCATACCCCTGAACAGGCACTCCTCGGCAGCACGGCGACGGGTGAGACCGCGCATCACCTTGCCGTCGTTCTTGTTCCAGCGGCGGAATTCGAGCGCTGCGCCGTCATAGTCTCCGGCGTTCAGCTTGCGCAGCAGGGTGGAGGTTTCCAGCGACTTGCGGCCAACGTTGTAGGCAAACAGCACCAGGGCATCGAACTGGCCCTGATTGACCGGCACCTTGACCAGCGACAGCACATCACGCTCAAAGCGGGTCACGTCGACCAGAAACGCGGCATCAGCCTGCTCCTGCGTCCACACCAGCCCGGGCTTCACCTCGGAGCCTGTATGCCCCCAACCAATCGTCCAGGGCTCGCCGTTATTGCTGCCAGGGTCAGGGTATGCCTTCAGCTTGCACTGTTCGAAGTAATGGGCCACGGCCACGCCGTGCTGTGACAGTCTCATGATGCTCACTCCGGCTTATTGGGGCAGTTTTTGCACCTGAGATGTCTCAGCACAAACTCACGCACCCGTGGGTAATAGGTTTTCATCCACCAATGGCGGATGGCGAGCGATGCCACTGACACATTCAGCAGCACCTCCGCTTCTTGCCCGGGATTGCTCAACACCCCCAACGCAGCCAGCATCAGCAATAGACAAAGGATCTTGCCGATGAGCCCATCATGGATATCTGGCGACAACCAGCACCAGAAGGCCCACAGCACGATGGCCGTCACGGCGATGGAGTTGATGAACATCATTGACCGCCTCCTGTTCGACTGAAGCGCTGCCTCACCAGCTCTACCAGGTCCAGCCCCTTTATGGTGCGCAGGCCAGCGGCAAGCAGTGATCCGCCAAAGGCACCCAGCAGAAAGCCGACCCCACCGGCTAGGCCGGGGTCGATGCTATACATGCTGATTGCCAGAGGCGTGGTGAAGTAGGCGCAAGCCGCACCGGTACCGATAAAGACCACGCGCCCCTTCCAGGTGCGCAGTTCTTCATGGAAAGGGACGGCCACCAAGGCGCCGATAAGGCCCGCGAGGGCCCACTCGGCATTTGTGAGGATTCGCTCTATCAGGCCCATGCTGTGCGGGCCCCCATGTTGTTTTTCATTGGTATAGCTCCGGTGCTCTTACCTCTCGGAGTGTTGCCAATCGCAGCTTTGCTATCCTCTTGGGGGATTTCTGCCCGCGCCAAATTTCGGATCTGACGCTCAGACAGCCCCATGATTTCAGAGATATAGGCAGAGGGAGTGCCCTGCTTCAACATCTGAACGATGGCCTGATCACGAAAGCGGCGGTACATGTCCATGCAGTTGCCTGGCTGCAAGATCTCACCGCCGAACTCCTTCACCAGCTTGTCAGCATCCGGCCAGCCGAGAATGGTCACCAGCGGGTGATCGGGGCGCAGGGTCTTTGGAACATAAAGGATCACGCAAGAGCGCTTGGCGCCAGGGTAGCGGTGATCACGCTCATAGCAGCGCGGCAACTGGCCAACCAGATAGAGCGCCCGTTCCACCCCGATCACCTCGGCAATCTCCCGCACACTGCGGGGCAACTCGGCCAGCGCGCTCCTCATGCCGCCTCCCTCACTGAAATGGTCACCCGCAGTTCGCCACCCTTCACTATCTGGGCACGTTCCACGCTCAACAGATCGATCTGGCTGTCATCCAGCCACACCCCGGCATGGGTCAGAGCATCCAGGGTAGCCTTGAGCACGTTATCGAGATCCCGCGCCCGGCGATCGGGTGGGCAGGCAACCAGCGACACCGCAAGTCGGCCGGCCAGCTGGCGGTTATTGACCCCGCCCAGCATGCACATCTGGGCCGCGTTGGTGCGGTAGCGCCGCCCCTCCTCACTGAGCAGGGTTCTCGGCTTTCCCCTCACCGCCACATTGCGCCAGATCCGGTTAGTCGAAGGTGGCCACGGCAGGGTGACGGTGAAAGACTCAGGCTTTTTCATTGAACACTCCAAGGGAGCAGGCCAGCTCCAGTGTGTTGATGACATGCTGCAGCTGTGAACCGTGCTTGGCCTCCCAGGCCTTCCAACCGATCTGGTGCAACTCCATGTGCGGCTGGTGGGCGAGCGGGAACACCATCAGGTCATGGGCCTTGCTGCCCATCACACTCATTCCGTGCCCCACTACGTGGTGTGCCTCCACCCCCTCGCGGCTGCCTGTCAGCACACAGGGCAACTGGCGCACAAAGGCTAGGTATGCCGAGCACTCCCAGCGCTGGCGCTTCGGCTTGCCCATAAACAAGGCGGCGGGTTCAGGGTTGATATGGCGAATGGCCGGTTTGGCCTTGATACGGGGGCGCAGATCGGCCAGCGGATCATCTGCCAGCAGATCGGAGCGGTTGACGCGGTAACGGGCATCGGTCTCCTTGTAGCCACGCCCCGGCACCAGCAACCGATCAGGCTCCAGTGGCGGCAAGCGGCAGGCATCGCGCAGCACGGCGGTCGGCAGGCAATGCTGCACCTTGTAAACGGTCGCCCACCAACAGAGGTCCCGCACACCCAGATCGAGCTGAGACACCCCGCACCAGCCCGCCACCTTCTGCAGCACCACCCGGGCAACCCACTCAGCCACCGCAGCCAGGGAGATCGGCAACTGCCCATCGTGGCGCTCGTTGTCGTGGTGCCAGCACAGCGGCAGGTGAACCCCCTCCACCTCCGCGCTGACAGACTCCCCGGCGCAGGCATGGCCGATCACGCAGTGCCCGGCATTGGCAGTCAGCAACTCGCCTCCTGCTGCATTCACTACCTCTGCACGGGCCAGGGCGGCCACCAGCTCGGGGAACTGAAGCACCAGATCAGCGCGATGGTCGCGCACCAGCCGAACCGGATGCCCAGCCAGATGGCGCTGGGTGGCAGCCAAGCTGTCACCCAACCGCACCAGGGCCAGACCCATATCTTCAACAAACACAGCGTTGCTGGTGGTCATGCGACCACCGCCTTGCCGATCGCCTGCTTGAATGAGCGCAGTATGCTGATGAGATAGGCGGCTTCGTGGCGGGCATCGTGCAGCGCGTGATGGCGGATGCCGTCGAACTCAATCTGGAACTTGGGATCAATGTCGAGCAGCATGCGCCCCATCAATACAACTGTGCGCAGTGACTGGTTGCCACGAAATGACCATGGCAGCTCAATCCCGCATTGCGAATAGGCATCCTCAAGGATCACGTTGTCGAACTCTGGCCCGTTCCCCATCAGTTCAACAGCGAGAGCGCGCGGGAAGTGGCGAGACAGAAAGTCTTTGAGTGCATTCAGCGCGTCAGAAAGACACAAGCGGTCAGTGTTTTTGAACATCTCGAGCCACGCCTGCGAACTATTAATCCGCTGCAGCTCCCACCATGTCATGGTACCGTCATCGCGCTGGCGAGGTTGGTGGTGTGAGACTCTGCAATAGAACTCATCAACGGCCACCAGCTGCTCGATATCAACGATCACCACACCGATCTCGCCGATGATGGAGCGTGGTCCCTTGCCCAGCGTCTCAAGGTCTACCACTGCGATCAGGCTTTGCTTGCTCATGCCGCCACCCCGCGCAGTACGCCATCACGGATTAACCGCTCCACCAGCCACTGCTGGCCCTTGCCGGTGATCAGCGGGGTAAAGCTTATCCGCTTCTCCCCGTTCGATTCAAAGGCGCTCTCCCGGGTGGCGAAGTAGCCACGATCCACGAACTCCTGCATCGGCAGGTTCCAGCGCTCCCCCCGGCAACTCATCAGGATCTTGCGCTCACGCAGCATGCCGAACAGCTTGGTAGGTCCCAGGCCAACGGTCTTGGCGAATGCCGACAGGGTGATCCCCTTCTCGATGCTGGCGATCTGCTTGGCAAACTCCACGGCCGGGGCATCCAGCGCCACCTTGCGCTCCAGCTCCATCTTCTGCTCGGCCAACTCAGCAGCCAGTCGCAGCGCCTCCGGCAGCGTCTGGGGGATCATCATGGCGGGCTGGTGGACCTGCTGCTCCAGCTCCTGCCAGCGGCGAATAATGCGGATCCGCAGCGCGGCGCTGTAGCCGGCCACCAGACAAAGGCTCTCGTCCTTGTCCAGCAACAGGCACGGCTGGGCGCGGCCAAGGCCATCCTTGTAATCAGCTAACTTTTCAGCCGATTGAATTTCCACCAGCATCCGGCGGATATCAGCCATCACGTTCTTGTGCTCTTTGCCGGTCAGCTCGGCGATCTCGAGGCTGCTCATCACCGGATTGGTCAGTGCGGTCATGTTCATGCGGCACCGCCTTTGGCTTTGGCGATGGCAATTCTGGCAGCGTGGAGCGCACCGTTACCGCAGTTCATTACGACGCAGCCGTCGCTGAGCAGCCCCTCAAGCGCCGCAAACAGCTCGTCGCGCTGCTTGGTCATCTCGATTCTGAACTGAACCTCACCAGCATGACCAAGGTGGTGACGTTCCAACTCTTCGGTTGGGACTCCTTGCAACGCATTCACGCAGGCTACGATACGGCGGGCGTTGGCTTTGCCTTCTTCACTGGCCATGCCGTCATCACCGCGCGGCCACACATCACATACGGCGAAGCCATTCGCATCACCAACAGACTGATCATTCCGGTACAGCTTCCAAGGCCCCTGTGTGTAATTGCTCATCACTTCACCCCCATCGACACATTCGCGGCCAGATACACAGCCAGGCCAATCATCACCACCACCATCAGGGTGCTCTTCATGAAATCGCGCATTTGATCATCTCCAACGTGGCAGGCCGCTGTTGCTGGCCGCGCAGGGCGTTTACCGCCGTCACTAACTCGCCGAGATCGGCATCCTGCACCAGGTAGTGCCCAGCACGGTGGGCAGCAGAGGTGGCCCCCAGCAGGCGCTGGCAATCAGACACCTCAAGGCGCACCTGCACCGGCAGCCAATCCTTCACCTCGGGGTACACCGCCACCCGCACATGCTTGGCAGCCTTGATATCCCGCTCGCAGGCTTCACTGAATGTCACTGCCATCACATCACCCTCCCGCTGATCACCGCGCCCCGCTGGCGCATCTCGCCCATGACGGCGGCGATCTCGCCCTGCAGCTGGCCGGGCAGTACGGCCCCGCAGCGCATAAATATCCTGGCCTCGGCGATCATCTCGCAGGCCCTGACTGAAATGGTTTGCCCAATCGGGGCAGCTGACTGGACTGGCGCCAGCAGGGCCATGGCGGCTGCCCTGACCTCGACCGGCCGTGGGGCGAACTGGCGGGTGGTATCGTTGGCCAGCGCCAGCACCGCTTCCGAGATCTGCTCGGCGGTCAGACCACGCAGCTGCAGGCCCCAGGCCATCGCCACCCCGCGGGCATTGCCGTCCAGCTGGTTGGCACTGGCAGGCCACAGACCGGCCATCAGCGGCAGCAGCTCGTCAGCCAGGAACATGGTCATGCCGGGGCTCACCTGCAGCGGCTCTTGGGTGGCGGGAAGGCCAGCCTGGTTACAGGGGAGTGTTGCGGTCATAGGTCACCCCCTGTTCGCGCAGGGCTTGCGCCTGCTTCTGGGCCTGCATCAGGTTGGAGAGGTGTACCGGCTTGGCGGCGGGCACGCTGCGCTTGGTGACCAACTGATCCCACTTCTCGCGCAGCTTCTGCGGGGAGAGCACGTTGGCACACCAGAACGGATCCCGGCTCACCCAGTCGTACAGCTCGCAGAACTCCCGGTGGGTGCGCTTGTCCAGCTCGCGCATCAGGCGCACCACGTTGGCCCACTGCGGCCAGTTGGGCTCCTGCGCGGTCGGGTTGAGTTTCAGCACCCGCTTGAACATCCACTGAGCGGTTTTCAGGTCTTCATCGGTTCCCCACGCTTTGCCGTTCGGGGTCTGGACGGCGGCGCCAGGAATGGTGCGGGTCTTCTGCCGGGGGGATGCCGGCCCTGTGGTGACGGGTTCAGCGGCGACCAGCTCATCGCCAGTGCCCTGCTCACTCTGCTGGTCGAAATTCGCGTCAGCGAGTTGCGACGAAAAGTCTTTAAGATCATTACTTGTTTGATTGTTTATATTGTTTAGATCTTCGGCGTGAAACTCCGCGCCTAACTCCGCACAATCAGATTGCGACACCCCCTGTAACCCCATATCTGGTGCGGCTTTGAACTCCGCGCCAAACTCCGCGCCATCATGTTCTGAAATTCCGCGCTGGTACTGGTCGTAATTGATAACCGTTATCAGTGTGTAACCCTTGGTGCCCACCTTGCTGGTGCGGGTGATCATCCCCTCACGCTCGAAGGCATCCAGTGACCGGCGGGCGCTATCCTCAGAAACACCGCAGGCTTCACCCAGTGAGCGGGCAGAGCCAACCAGCTGGCCCCGGCTCAGTGCCACACGGTTGCCGTTGAATACCGACTCCGTGCGCTCATGGGTCACCTCGAGCAGCAGGTGCAGCCACATGGCCTTGCGCATGGGATCCCGATAAAACGGGGTATCCTTGACGCTCTTGTACAGCAGCACAAACCCGCTGCGGCGGTTCTCGTTCACGTTGCAGCCTCGCTGTGTGGTGGGTGCGCTGGTTGTGGCCAGGCGAACGACGTTACCCATGGGCCACCCCCTGCCCCATCTGCTCAGCCATGGCGGCGTCACGCAGGTGCTGCTGCAGCCAAATGACATGGCAGATAGCTTGCTCAGTGGTGATAGGCAAACGCATGCCGCTGTACACCAGAAAGGTGCCGCTCAGGCTGGCCACCAGCTTCGGGAATGTCGCCGGGATCACGCTTCGGCGCTTGCCTTGCACTTTTGCCCCCGCTTCGGTACGCTTATTCATGTTGTTTTCTCCTCGAAAACTGACCTCGGGTCCGGCTGTTACAGCAGCGCGGGCCCACTCTTTTTGCGCTCCATTCATCACTTCGCTACTCCCTTCGCTGCCACTGGCAACGGGCGAACCTGACTTGCCACCGACTCATCCAGACTCAACAGCTCCCTGATAGCGCGATGCACCGCCGCCGTAATCGCCTGACGCTCGATCGGGTCAATCACCCCGTCCTGACGCGCCAAATGCAGCTCACCGAACACCGCCCCCACCACAGAGGTGACCGTCATCACCTGGTCGGCCAGCTCTTCCTCGCTCACGGTGGTATCCGGCAGGGCCACCAGCACATGACCACGAGACAGCGCCCAGGCTTGCAGAATGGCGTTGTCACCGGTCAGCTCGGTAACGGCGATCGCCTCAGACAGATACAAGTGGTGGTCTTCACACTGCGGATTGAACTTGTTGTTCAGGGTGGTCGGGCGCTTGTTGCCCATCAGTCTTGCCAGCTCGGTGACGTTGTAGCTGCGGCTCAACTGATAAGCGGCGTCAATAGGGTCAGATGCGTGGGAGTGATCCCGCTTGACTCTCGTGGTTGTTTTTTTGGCTTCTGTCATGATGGCCGTACCTGCTCAGTTTTCAGCTTCCCCTTGGTGAGGAGCTGGATCTGACAAGCGCGACCGTAAGGGATTTCTTCACCCCACAGCGACACTGCCGACTTGCTTATGCCGAGTGCTTTTGCGGTCTTTGTTACCCCGCCAAAGTAGGCGATAACGTCTAGTTTCTTCATAGCCCCTCCTGTCGATGAGGAAAGGTTAAGCAAGCGCAACTCTCCGGTCAAGCACAATTAACGCCAAAAGGTTTAAATTACTTAACTATGAACATCGGAGAACGCATCAAGCTGTCTAGGTCGCGCCTGAAAATGACCCAGCAGCAACTCGGCGACAAAATAGGCGCAAACAAGGCATCCATTTCACAGTGGGAGAATGGGGTATACACCCCTGACGCCAAGAACCTTTCCGAGCTGGCGAAGGCGCTCTCTGTCTCTGTGTTTTGGTTAATGGATGGAAAGGGTGACCCTTCTGGTCAGAATATGGAGATAGCATTACCAGACACTCACCGTATCCCGGTGATCAGCTATGTGCAGGCCGGGGTATGGACAGAGCCCAACGAGATCCGCGAGTGCGACGGCAACATGCTCTACATCAGCACCGATCTCGATCTGGGTGACCGCGCCTTTGCCATCGTGATCCGGGGTAACTCCATGGAGCCGGAATTCACCGAGGGCGATCTGGTGCTGATCGATCCGGATGAACCGCTACACCCAGGGGACTTCGTAGTTGCCAAGAACGGCGAAGAAGAAGCCACCTTCAAGAAGTACCGCCCCCGCGGCTACAGCGAAGACGGCAAAGAGATCTTCGAGCTGGCCCCGCTCAATGACGACTACGCCACCATGCGATCAGATCGCCAGCCCATTCAAATCATCGGCACCATGGTGGAACACCGCCGCCGCAGACGTCGCCGCTAACGGAGCAGATCGCGATGGATGCGCCGAACCTCATCGGTAATAACACCGGGTATTGCATAGCTCAGGGCCTCAGCCAGTGCGGAGGCCAATATCTCTGCCGGCACAGTCGGCAGCTTGGTCTCCCAGTACGCCCTCGCCCTGATAAAGTCCATCGTTTGCGCCCCTTGGCGTCTAATCACGCTTTTAAACTCCTCCACCAACGCCGCTTTTTCTTCATTTTTCATAAATTCAGGGGATGGCATGACAACCTCCAATATTGAACAATTTGATGCAATCGTCGGGCAAACCTTTGCCTTGCTCTACGAGGCATTCCCGCTCCCTATCACCTTACCACTGGTCAAATATACAGGTGAAGGGCTGGTTTTTGAAGTTGATGGATTTACCGGCACTGAATTAACCCCGCAGGCGGCGCTGGTGATGGCGTCATTGGATTGGCTGGTCGAAAGCGGCTACATCAGAGCAACGGTTCACCCAAAATCCGGATTAGCTAAAGCAGTCCTCACCGCCAAGGGCCTTGAAACCCTCAAGGTGATACCGGATAGCCTGACCACCCCGCTCGGCGAACGGATCAAGGATGCAGTAAAACAAGGCGGGGTTGAGATCATCAGCACACTGGTATCGCAAGTATTCAGTGTAGGGGCAACCATAGGCATCAACGCCTTAAAATAAAAAAGGAATAGAGAAATGGGATATATTGAGAGAGGTAAATAATGGAAGTTTTTATTGCGCTGTTAGTTTTTTTTGCTCCTTATGTAATTGCGTTCCTATTGAATAGGAAAAAAAATAAAATAGCGCGAGATCTGCAACTATTGCAGGAAGCTTTAGCTAAAGAGATAGAAGCTAAAGAACAACTTGATAGAAAATACAAGCCAATAACCGATATGGAGTCACATATTAATGACTTATTGGCAACAGCAGAGGAACGGGCTCGCTTGCTCTTGCTGGAGGCTGATCTAGCTAGGGATCTGGCTGACCGTGAAATGGCGGAAGCTGCAAAGCGTGCTGAGGTTGAGGCTAATAGAATTCGTGATGAAGCGAATTCGTTACGAGCAGAGGCTAGATCTCTGCTGAGAACATCCAAGGACAAAGCTGAGCAAATCGAGCGGGACAGTAGAGCTGAAGCAATCAGAATCACTGACTACGCGAAAAAGCAAGCTGAGGAGATAGCCGGCTCAGCCCTAGAAGCGAAAAGCAACGCCGACCTTTATGATTCAATGATTAGAGCAATGCGAAATACCATAAAGGGATATGAGGATGAATATATAATCCCCAATCATGCGGTGTTGGATGATCTGGCTCAGGAGTACAGTTACACAGAGGCTGGCGAACAACTAAAAGCGGCACGCAATCGTATACGTACATTAGTTAAGAATAGGCTTGCTGGTGATTGCGATTATGTTGAGCCGTATCGCAAGAGGTATGCGATACATTTAGTTGTAGATGCATTCAACGGAAAAACTGACTCAGCACTTGCCAAGGTAAAACACGATAATTACGGCAAGATAAAGCAAGAAATAATTGATGCTTTTGCATTGGTTAATCATAACGGAACCTCATTTCGCAACGCCAGAATAAACCAAGAATACCTCGACGCCAGACTGGATGAACTTAAGTGGGCAGTTGCCACCCACGAAATACAACTTAAAGAGCGCGAGGAGCAGCGGCAGATCCGCGAGCAAATTAGGGAGGAAGACCGAGCCCAAAGGGAAATAGACAGGGCAATCAAAGAGGTGGAGAAGGAAGAGCGGATACTGCAAGAGGCCTTAGAGAAGGCCAGACAAGAGCTCAGCACAGCCAACGACGAACAGCGGCAACAGTTTGAGGCTCAACTTGCTGAACTTGAAGCTAAGCTGCTGGAAGCTGAAGCTAGAGGGCAGCGCGCTATTTCCATGGCGCAACAGACCAGGCGCGGGCACGTCTATGTAATCAGCAACATCGGCAGTTTTGGGGAGAATATATTCAAGGTAGGTATGACCAGACGTCTGGAGCCACTGGATCGAGTAAAGGAGTTAAGTGATGCTTCAGTGCCGTTTGATTTTGATGTACACGCCATGATCTACAGTGATGACGCTCCATCGCTGGAAAAGGAGTTGCACCGCACCTTCGAGCAAAACTCGGTTAACAAGGTAAACCCACGCAAGGAGTTCTTCCGCCTGCCCCTGACTGACATTCGACAAGCTGTTGAGGAGCGTGGCCTGAACGAGATTCACTGGACCATGAAGGCAGAGGCGGCAGAATACCGCGAGACGCAAAGTGTAGCTAAAAAGCAACAAGCATCAGTCATGGTGATGGCGGAAGCTTAGCTTTGACCACCTACCGAATTATTTTTGCGTAGCCACACGCTTTACCAAGAGCTCAGAATAGCCCACCAGCACGGTGGGCTTTTTTACACTCATGAAGTTAAGCAATCACAACTTAAGGCTTTACTTTTTAGTTTGGGTGGCTTAACTTAATCCCAGATACACCAGTAAACGGGATGAACCATGTCGAACCAACGCCGCAAACGCATCTACATAGCCGGACCCATGTCCGGTATCGCTGACTGCAACCGCCCTGCCTTCCACGCAGAAGCGCACCACCAGCAGCAAAAAGGCCACATCGTACTCAACCCGGCAACCCTGCCGGACGGCCTCACCCAGCACGAATACATGCAGCTCTGCTGCCCCATGGTGATGATGGCCGATGAGGTGATCATGCTGCCGAACTGGATCAACTCACAGGGCGCCGCCGCCGAATTCAACCTCGCACTGAAGTGCGGCAAGGTCATCCGCCAGGCCGAAGATGGCTTTGTCTGGTATCCGGAAGCTGAAGGAGATGCAGCATGAAACTGACCAACGCAATAAAACAGCAGATCGTTACTGCTGCCATAGCCAAGGCTGGCATCCCAGCAGAGGAAGAGGCGCTGCGCCTGCGGCAGGAAGCTTGGGCAGAGGCCGTCCGTGTCGATGCTCTTGGTAGTGAACTGGCTGGAAAGATTGAGGAAGTTGCCAAGCAGGTTCGTGAAGCTGTGGCAGCGATACCGGAGGCGCTCAGAAGTGGTGGCGTTGGCATCGTTCACAGAAAGGAGATGTATGTGAACGTTGCTGGCGTGACTGCCTATGCCTACTTCAATGGCCACGTCAGCGGCAAAGGTGTCCAAGTTTTAAAGCCTGCAATCCATTCCCATACCCTGCTGGCTGACAACCCTCTCGTGGAAGAGTTTTACGAAATTGATAACGCCAGAATCGATTTGAACAAGAGATCAACCAGCATTGAGAAGAGCGTCACGGCAGCACTGACCAATATCCACTCAGACACCAAGCTGCTGAAGGTGTGGCCGGAAGCCGCTGAGCTTCTACCGAAAGAGATCCAGAAGGTGCAACTGCCGGCAGTGCAAACCGCCGACCTGAACGCACTTATCGGCCTGCCGAGCGAGAAGGAGGTCGCATGAGCCAGCAATCAGATAAGCCGGTATCACTCGCTCACGGAGCACCGCTGAGCACCGAATCATGGTCTGACTTCGTGGCAAGACTTCGCCACGACTGCGTTGGAGAAGGGGTGCGCAATCATCACACCGCTGATGCCATCTTCAAGGTCGAGGCCCGCAAGATAGTCTACGGGATAGATCGCGACTACACCGACAAGCAGGCGGTGATCTGTGATGACTCCGTCTGGTTCAGCCCGCAGGAATACTGGGATTATTTAGATGACGATGAGCGGGCGCAGCTCAATAAAATTGCCCAGCACTGGCATGAGTGCGACTTTCTTGAACTTGATGAGAGCGACCAGTGGGATCAGCTCGACGACATTGATGATCACCGCGTTGTTGGATGGGAAGAGGAGTGGGAATACGTAAACAGCCACTTCACCAAGGATGCAGCCGAGGCGTTTATCGAGCGCAAGCGGCATGACTACCGCAAAGGTATTCGAGTCTATGTCGATGCCCAGACCTATTGCTGGGAGTACAACGCCATCAAGGAGGCCATTCTGCTGGGCCGCATCGGGCTTACCGATGAGGTAAAGCAACTGGCTGATATGACTATTCGAGCAACTGATCTGGAGGCACAAAACGCCGCGCTTATAGCTGCTCTTGATGCTGCAGCCACATCACTTGAAACAATTAATCTTCGCTCATTTGGTGAGGATAGTGGACTTGATAGCAAGGCTGAGATGCGCTCATACGCAGGTTCTCGTGCAGGTGTGGCCCGTGACGCACTCGGCAAAGCAAAAGGTGGCGCGGCATGAACATCGACATCTTCAACACCGATCGCAAATACCGCGTCATCTACGCCGATCCAGCTTGGCAGTTCAACAACAAGAACACCGGCGGCAGCATGACCAGCTCCGCCGAGGCGCAATACACCGTCACCAGCCTGGCCGACATGGCCGCACTGCCGGTTGCCAAACTCGCTGACGATCACTGCCTGCTGGTGATGTGGTGGGTCGGCAGCATGCCGCAAGAAGCCATCGACCTGTGCAAGGCGTGGGGCTTTCGCCTGGTCAACATGAACGGCTTTGTCTGGCGCAAGATGACCAAGCGCTGGCTCCCCCACTTCGGCATGGGGTTCACCACCCGGGCGGGGTCTGAGTCAGCCCTGATTGGGGTGCGCGGCAAGGTGAGCAAGCTCATCAAGGATCGCGCCGTGCGGGCCGTCATCGAGGCAGAGGTTGGCAAGCACAGCCAGAAGCCGAACGAGTTTCGCGTTGCCATCGAGAAGATGTGCGGCGATGTGCCACGCATCGAGCTGTTCGCCCGTGAATCCGCCGCCGGTTGGGACTGCTGGGGCAATGAAGCGCCTGCAGCGGAGGCCACCAGCGCACCGGTTAACCCACTGGCCGATATCGAGCCACTGGCAGACTGGCGCAACTTCCCTGCCGTCAAAGCGGTGATGTACCAGGTCGATGAGGTTGAACTGCTCACACCGAGCAACACCAACCTGCTGGCCGGTTACGTGCGCGACATCATCGACAGCGGTAGCGATGACGCTACCACCCTGGCCTGCGCCTCTGATATGGCCAGCCGCCTGCTGCATCCGGATGAAGAACAGCTGCAGCTGAGCATCGACAACGGGGAGGCGGCATGAAAATCCAACTCACACCGGCAATGCGCATGCGCCTGTTCTACGCCGAAACGCTCGAGATTGAACTGCCGGAAGGCTGGGTGCTGGTACCGAGACAGGCCACGCCAACCATGATCTCCGTCGGCCAGCATGCAGACGATAACGCCCCTGCCCTGTGCGATGAGCAAGTCGCCAAGGTGTGGCAAGACATGGTGACCATTGCACCCACTCTCGACCAGGACGGATGGAAGCTATGACCAAACAACAAGCCGCCGGACTCACCATTCTGGCACTCAACACACTGGCCGCCTTGGTGGCGCTGGCACTGATTTAAGGGGATGGCGATGAAACACGAACTCAAGATAAAACCTGAATACCTCGCCGCCATCAACTTCGGCGAGAAGACCTTCGAGATCCGCAATAACGCCGATCGAAACTTCCAGGTTGGTGACACCCTGCGGCTCAAGGCGTGGGATGGCGAGTTCACCGGTGATTTCGTAGAGAAGGTGGTCAGCTACATCACCGACTTCGAGCAGAAGCCGGGGTATGTGGTGCTGGGCCTGGTTAACCACCACGAGCACGAGATGGATCTGGCCGCACAGCTCTCTGATGTCACCCGCCAGTGCGGGGTGATGGCAGGGTTGCTGCTGGAGGCGAACGATAGTGTGTATTTCCACCTCGAAAGCCCAGACAGCATATTGAGCGGTGAAGAAGCCGGAAAGTTGATTGCTCTGACCGAGCACGTCGCTGATGCTCTGGCCGGCAAGCTGCCGACCCAGCACCCGGACGATGCAGCCGTTGACCGCTTCGCCGTAGCCATGAAGGCAAAACTGGCAGCTGCCAGAGCAAAAGGTCGCGGCGGCTGGGACGACCCCGACGCCTGCTCCGTCGAGTTCCTGGCAGAGCTGCTGGTGGACCACATCGGCAAGGGAAACACCGGCAACTTCGAGGACATCGGCAACCTTGCCATGATGCTCCATCAGCGCGGGGCGGATCCTGCTGTGCTGGCCGGGAAGCTGCCTGCTCCAGTGATCGGTGAAAAGCGCACTGTCACAATAAGCGGAAAGGGGCTTTTGGAGCTGGTTGATTTCATCTGCCCAGACCACGAAACAGACATTGAGCAGCAGGAGACTGAGATTGTCCTGCTCAATCGCGAAGCATTTACATCCACGGATGGCGAAGAAATGCCATCTGGAGTGTACGCATACCTCGCGGAATACCCAGAAGAAGGGCTTTACGGCCCTATTGGTGGTGCCGCATGAGCATCGTTCAAGACGTGGCCGAGTGGGTTCACACCAGAGCGAAGGGGGCCGTCAGCGCTGACGTGGCGGCCGAGTTCAACGTCAGCACCTCGCGGGCCAGCATGATCATCGCGGCCATTCACCGCGAACCGCGATTCGATACCCGGGTTGAGAAATGCCAGATTTGCAACTCGCTCGGGGCATCTGTGGCAGGCCGCCGTCTCTATGTGGATCAGGTCAGCCCGTCACAGTGGGATTGCAAGCCGGTGATCGGCATCTATCGCAACGGGAAAACCGTCCAGTTCGATAGCATCCAGAAGGCACACCAGCTCGGTGGGTTCGACAGGGAGATGATCACCCGCTGCCTGCGCGGCGAGCAGAAGCACCACCGCGGCTACACATGGGCTGTGCTCACCAGCAACCAACAGAGTTAGAGGAAATCAGACTATGAGCAAAAAGGTATACCCACTCGATATCCAGAACGTTGGCGGGGATGAATACATCGTCATGTCTCGCGGCCATCACGATATTCACGCCTTTATGAAGGCGGTTCGGGCAGAGGGTTATGAGTGGCCCTTGGGCGTCCCTGAACATCGCTGGGCGAAGGTCACGCCGGATTCAACCGGTGAATGCACCTGCCTTTACCACTTCGTAGAGGAAGGCTCTCGGGGGGCTTTCCCGGTGACGTACTCATGGGAAGCATATGGAGAGGATGCCTACGAGGCTAAATACCCGGTGGACGTTGCCAGTGACAGGTACACCTGTGCCGGGTGTGCCAGTTTGGAGCGGGCCGGTTCGGGGATGTTTTGGTGTATCGGTTGTAAGGAGACTGGAGCGGTAGTACCTCACTCGCTGAACTACACCACCGGGGAGGTTGTTTTCTGGCGGGTTCCGCTGGAGTGCCCCTTGCACTCTGGGGTGGTAAAGAGCGAAGAGCAGGCCCCTGAAAGCCTATGGGTTAAGGGCCGAGCCGAGGACATCAAGTGGAAGGAGGTTTAACCATGATGAAAATACGACTCGGAAAATTTGCAGTGCAGGGCAACCGCTTCAGAAACCACGACTATGAGCTGATGCGGGCTATCCAGAAAGATATGGTCGTACTGGATATCGAGCACAACATCTACCGCGACACCGCCACCTATAAAGCCGAGCACCCGGCATTTGATGAGGTTGGCCTTGGCGAAAAGCTGCCAACCTATGAGGTACTTGTTGACGTGGATGGCGACGACAACATGGTTGTTAAATTCAAAAGGATCACAGAATGAAACGCGGCATCAACAAGGTCATCCTGATCGGAAATCTGGGGCAGGATCCGGAAGTGCGCTACACCCAGGGCGGCGGCGCGGTGACCTCCATCGCCCTGGCAACCTCCGAATCATGGCGAGATAAGCAGACCGGCGAGCAGAAAGAGCGCACCGAGTGGCACCGCGTAGTGTTCATGGGCAAGCTGGCCGAGGTGGCAGGCCAGCACCTCAAGAAGGGATCGCAGGTCTACGTCGAAGGCAAGCTGCAGACCCGCAAATGGCAGGCGCAGGACGGCAGCGACCGCTACACCACAGAGGTGCTGGTCGATAGCTTCACCGGTGTGCTGCAGATGTTGGGTGGCAAACCGCAGCAGGGCCAGCCGCAACAACCACCAGCATCACAGCCACAGGGCGGATATGGCCGCCAGTCACAACAGCCGGCTCCGCCCGTTTACAACGAGCCCCCCATCGATTACGACGATTTGCCGTTCTAGGAGGCATGATGATTGAGCCAATCGAGAAAATTGAACAGAAAGAGCTGCTTGTGATGCTTGGCAAGGGACGCACCGCGCTTTATCACCTGCGCAATAAAGACGCCACATTTCCCAAGCCGATCGACCACCAGCCGCTGCGCTGGATCAAGTCACACGTCATGGCGTGGATTGATAGCCACAACCGGGCTGCCACCCACTCCTAACTCGCGCTGGAGGACCGACCACCATAGCTCATATGCTGCTCGTTGGTCCTCCAGCCAGTCATGTTTGTTGTACACCGCCATCACGCCTAGCAGCGCGTGACCCAGCATCGTCTCAGTGATATGCGGTGATACGCCGAGTTCGGATAGCCTTGTTGATAGGGTGCGCCTGGCATCATGAATACGCCAATGCGGGATCCCCAAGTTGCTGCGCAGCCGGCTAACCAGTCGGTTACATGAGTGGATCTCGACAACCCCACCAGATTGCCCTGGGAACAGATACTCAGGATCAACCGATGCCATACCAGCTCGCTCGAACAACTGGCGGCCAATGGTGGTGATCGGCCTGCGAATTTCACGCCCCGTCTTGCTGACCTCAGCCGGCACAGTCCATACCATGGAGTCAAAATCAAGATCGCTGCGCTTGATGGTTCTCGCCTCCGATAGGCGGCAACCATAGACCAGGCAGAGCAGATGGATCACCTTGTTGGCGGTACCGGCACGGCACGCTTCAACGGCTCGCCATATCTTGACCACCTCAAGCACCGTCAGCACCCTGCTACCGGTTTTTGGCATGGCACCCACATCACGGGCCCGTAGACTCATCATGCAAGGTGGTTGGATTGAGCCGCGGCGAATATGCCAGTTGAAACAGGCCTTGAGCGCGGTGATCACCGAGCGGGTAACACCTGGTGCCCGTTCACTGATGGCATCGAAGTAGGTAAGCCACATATCCATGGTGATCTGGTTGAGTGGTCTGTCTGGCAGGCGGTTCTTCACCGACGAGAAGGTATACCGATAGTTTTTCTGGGTGCTCTCTCGACACTCCCGTATCACGTACTTCTCAAACCACTCATCGAGCAGTTGCACTGGCGTTGGTTCATCCCCGGCATCGACACTTTGCGCAGGGCCAGCCTTGAGCTCTGAGGCTTTAATCCTGGCATCCCTGAGAGTTATGGCAGGGTAGCGCCCGATCGTTGTCCTCACCTGTTTTCCATCACGCATATGGCGCACCTGAAAGGTGATCAACCCCTTTGGCGACACCCTCACCCCAAGCCCATCACCGTCAGTGACTTCGCTCTGACCGGAGTATGGTTTACCATTGACGCCTCGCAGCCAGCTGTCTGTAATTGCCATAGCTCACCCAATAAAATTTTGTACTAACAAAATATCATGTTTTGTACTTTGAGTTGTACTAATTGCCTAGTGAACGAGGCTAGACGGCGGTGAACAATGAAAGAATTACTGAGTGCTCAGATATGACTGAACACATCATAAAGAACCATAAAATCAAACGCCTAGGCGATATATAAAGAACAAATGAGCACATCAAAGAACCAAGCCACACAGCAAACCTTCTACTTCCACGATTACGAGACCTTCGGGATCAGTCCGGCGAAGGACAGGCCGTCGCAGTTTGCGGGTATTCGCACCGACGCGGATTTCAACCTCATCGGCGAGCCGCTGGTGATCTATTGCAAGCCGCCGGCGGACTACCTGCCGGAGCCGGAGGCCTGCCTCATCACCGGCATCACGCCGCAAAAGGCGATGAAAGACGGACTGTGCGAGGCGGATTTCATCCGCCAGATCCACGAGCAGTTCGCTACACCGAATACCTGCGT